TTACTGCCCAGGGGAAGCGTAAGCTTACCTTGAAGCTGGCAATGCCTGTCGTTCAGGACGCCGTGGTCGGTGGGGTGACTCGAAAGACTGTTGTTCGGACGGCTTATGCCGACCTGCAGTTTTCTTTCGATCAGAGCTCGGAAACGTTCGATCGCACGCATATCCTTGCAATTTTGTCCGCGCTTCTCAGCTCGAACAACATTGTCACGGCTGCGGTGACCGATCTTTCCGGCTTTTACTGATAACGGGTAATCCCCGTGTTCAGTAACCCTGGTGGGGAACGTTTGGCGATGGTTGGCCTTGTAGGGCTTTTCATCGTTATAATGTTCCTTGCCTTCATATTCTCATTCGGCACTAGCCGTGAGAATGCCATAATTGGAGTACCATATGGCCCAGCACCGTCGTTCCACGCAACTATGCGTCAATACGAAGATGCCCGAGGAGTTAACCGAACAGTTCCGAGAGAAGATAATGTCATTAAGGTCGTTCCCGAAGGGGGACTACCTCAAGACTGAAGTCTTCTCAAAGTACGTAAGTTCGGACACCGATCCCGCGGAAACGCGGAAACTGCGCGCCATTACCAAATGGTTAGCGGTCGAGCGAGACAATGAAGCTACTAACGACAGATTATTTCTAACCCCCTCGGATTTTCAAATTATGCCGAGGGTGTCGTTTGATAGTTTCATGAATTTTGCTCGTGATATCATTGCTGATATCATAGGTGTAACAGCACCCGTCGACGCCCTGATAGGGACGTTTTCAGGTGGTGCGTCGACCAGTCGACCACGTACTTGCAGCTATCCAGCTGGCAAGTACCTCGGAAAAGCGCATGTCACGCCGAGATGCCTAGAACTCTTTGACTCCTTGGAGTCAGAGATGCCCGGGTGGCTCGGTGACGGGACCTCGATCGATAAGGTCGTTGTTCCAGGCAACGTGATGTTCACTGTTCCCAAGAAAACGGATATAGATCGTGTTGCTTGTAAGGAGCCCGATCTGAACATGTTCATTCAGAAGGGGATAGGATCTTACTTTAGGTCCTGTCTGCGCCGTCATGGCGTCAACTTGAACGATCAGTCGATAAACCGATCGCTCGCACGTTCCGGATCCTTAACCGGAGAATTGGCCACCTTTGACTTGTCATCGGCGTCCGATTCGGTTACTTCTGAGCTCGTCGCTCAGTTGTTACCCGTGTGTTGGTACACCCTCCTTGACTCTGTGAGGAGTCATGTCACCATCATTGATGGTGAAGAGCA